TAAATGTTCAAAAAGAAAATTAATTCATTGAAGGAAGATTTTCAGACGTTAGGACTTATTAGAGAGGAGACCAGAACGTCTGATGGTCAGGAGGATCTCACCGAAGCGAAGGTGGTGAAGAAAAAAACGGGTGCGAAAGCCAAGCAGGCTGCACGTAAAAGAAAGATCGAGTATCGTAAGAAAAAGTCAGAGATCAAGAGGAAAGCCAAAAAGTATCGCCAGAGTGCGAAGGGCAAAAAGACTATCGCAAAGCATGAAAAGGTAGTCAAACGAATGGGTGGAACGAAAAAAGGAAAATACATTCGTACATCCAGCATTGAGAGAAATGCGAATATTATCGAAGAAATTTCAAGATTGAATAAAGCTCTGTTAGGGGAATCTAGGCCAGAGCTTTTTTCTGAGCAGGAGTTAAAAGAACTGCGTAAGTCTATTAAGAATACTCATCATCTAGCGGCTGTCTTAGCTAAGAGATTGGCTGAGTACATTGAGCAATGCGGTGAAGATATCCCTCATGATATTCTTACAAAGCATTTCAAAGAGGCTGCTCCATCGATCAATCCGAAAGCACCAAGCCGAAAAAATCCAGGCATTAACCCTGACAAAGATTTAAGTAAAAATCGTGTAGGGGAAGATCAGCCAACAGACATGGAAGATGAGCATGGCATCAGTGATCCTAAGTCTGAAGCGGAGAAAAATGTTCAGAAAGAAAACATGGATGGCGAAACTCCAGATGATTTAGACGATGATGAAATGGATTACATCGGTGATGAGGATGCCGATGGTGACGTTGATGATCTCGATGATGTCGACAATGAGTATGATGAAGAAAACGATCAGGGTGAAGATGGAACAGATGGTCCTGATAATGATAGCGGTGATCCTGAGCATGATTACATCGGCGATGACGACAAAGACGGTTATCAGGATGATGTCGATGAGCCTAGTCATGTAGGCGAAGATGATGATGAGGATGATTTATCTCTTGATATTGATGGAGATGGAGATGCCGATTTAGACATAGACATCGATGATGACGACGATGACCTGGGTGCTGTGGATGACGATGACGACGACGATTTTGACGATGATGATGTTTCTGATGATTTTGACGATGATGATGATGATGATGATGAGTATGACGAGGATGTCATGCCTACAGTGAAGGATTTCTTGGAAGAGGTTCAGGATATCAGTGGGAAGTCAAGTAAGCTGCTTAGTAAGCTTGATGATAAGACGATTAGCCCAGGATTAGCCAAAGATGTTTTAACTTCATTGGTCAATTATCTTGGTGGTGCGATGGAGCTATATACAGATTTGAATAAGTATGCAGCCAAGCCAGATTATGAAAACAAAAATCTGACTGGTATGCCATCCAAGGTAAAATAATAGATTTTGTGTAGAGGTATTGATATGGCGAAAGAACTACTTCAGGATTCAGTGCCGTTTAAGCTCGTTTTGGAAGAGAGTGAGAATGGCAGATTGGTAGCTAAAGGTCAGTTTGGTGCCGTTGATATCCCTACTGCTAATAAAAGAATGTATCCCCGCAGAATCATAGAGCGTGAATTATCCCGTCTAATGAAGGATGCAAAGGAACGCCGATTATATGGCGAGCTAGACCATCCTGGAGACGGGAAAACCAAATTATCTCGCTCCAGTCATTTGATTACCAATCTTTCTTTGCAGGAGGATGGATCAGTTGTCGGTATGGCTGAAATCCTTAGTACCAGGAATGGGAAGGAGCTACAGGCTATTAGAAATGATGGCGGTCAAGTGGGGATTAGTAGTAGAGGATTTGGTTCGGTTAAAACCAACAATGAAGGTATCGATGTTGTTCAGGATGACTTTACTCTCATGACATATGATTTCGTTGCAGATCCCGCTGCTGGCGGTAGCTACCCTGAATTTTCAAATGCTAATAGTGAGGATAGCGAAATGGCGAAAAAGAAATCTGATGAGAATAAAGATGCGAAGGAAAAAGAGATCCTGACATCTGAGAAAAAACCTGACGAAACTAAGCCAAAGGTTGATGAGGCTGTAATATCCAAAGAGCCGGAAGAGAAAGTTGAGCATGAAAAAGAGATTGCTACGCTAAAGGCTAGTTTCAAAAAACAATTGAGTGAAGCTATAAAAGACGTGACTGAGAAAGTCAGATCCGAGGTTCGTAGTGAACTCCTTTCTGATCCAAAGGTTGCAGGAGCGATGACAGCGATTGAGTCTGTTAAATCGACCTTAAGACCTTATATATTAGAGGCGGATGTTAACAAAGAGCTGGAGGTTCGTGAGAGCCGCATTAATGATCTTACATCTCAGGTGGATTCAATTCTCGAAGAGAAAAAATCTCTTGAATCTAAAATCGAAGAGTTTACTTCAGCGACTAAGGAGCTTGGTTTTAAGTTATTCTTAGAACGAGCGGTTAAGGGTCATCAAGAGTATGACTCTATTATTGAAAAAGTTGGTGATGTAAATAGCTTCGCATCCATTGAGGCTCTAGGTGATAGGGTTAATTTGATTATCTCTGAATACGATGACGTTAAAGAGGTTGTCAAAGATATCAAGACTGAGAGTGATGGTAGGGTGAAAGCTCTTGAGGGCAAGGTGAAAACCCTTGAGGAACAATTAAGCAAATCTCTTGAGGTTAGCAGAAACTTTGGTGTTCAGGCTTATCTTAGAGAGCGAGTTGTCAATCATCCAAGAGCTAAAGAAATTCTTTCGGAAGCTAAATTTCAAAAGCTTGAATCGAAAGAAAATGTTGACGAGTTTATTGCGTCCTATCGAGTGGTCAAGCGTAATGTAAACGAAGATTACCGTTCACGCATTAGGCGGTTTGTCAACAAAGACTCCTTAGTGGAAGATAGCATTAAGGGGACAAGGGTAGTTGATAGGAAGCAAAAGATAGAGGAGACCTCAGTAAATGAGGCTACTAATCCGCTATCAGGCGTTCCTGGCGTGACATTGGAAGATGTCGAGAGACTATCTGGAGTACGTAAATAGTATTGTCGTTTTGTCGTTGTTCGTAAGCAAGTAGGATTTTTTTTAGATTTTTTTTCTTGGAGATAAGAAATGGACGAAATGAGAAAAATGCTTACCGAGCAGCAGAATAAAGCTTCGGAAAGTTATGTTGGTCAGTTACTCGAAAAGTGGAACCCGCTCCTAAAAGGTGTCAGGTCTGATTACACCAGGGGAACGATGGCTGTTCTTTTTGAGAACCAAGCAAACTATTTAAAAGATTTAACCGAAGAAACTCGTACAACCAATGTTGGTGAGTATCTTAAGTATGTATTTCCGATTCTTCGTCGCGTATGGCCGAACCTTATTGCAAACGAAATCGTTTCAGTTCAGCCCATGACAGCTCCTATTGGCGGTATCTTTTACTTTGAAGTAAAGTATGCCAATACCAAAGGGACCGTGACTGCTGGTGATAATTTCATCCAGAATTTCAACCGATATTACAGTTCCGAAACTATCGATAAGGAAGTTATCGGTACGGCTACGGGATCTGGTGCCAGTTTTACCTCCACTCTGGACTATACGCCAATCAGAAATGGCTCAGTCCACAGTGATGCCTTGTTAACCGTTTGGACAACCGCATCTGGTGTTGATACCCAAGTTGGTGTCGATGACGGATCTGCTGGTGGTCTTATCACTGAGTATGCAAGCTCTGGTGTTAGCGGTACGGTCAATTACACGACTGGCGTTATCGAAGTTACTTTCCCAAGTAATCCCGACGCGGATACATCGATTTGGGTTAAGTATGACTATGATATGGAATGCAATGAGACTATTCCTCAAGCCAATCTCGATATCGAATTGGTCGAAATTCGAGCCAGAACTCGTAAGATGAAGGCTCTTTGGTGCTCCGAAGCTGCCGACGATCTTAAAGCGTTTCATGGAATCGATGCTGAAGCGGAATTGGTTGCTGCTCTTGCAGCCGAGATTTCTCTTGAAATTGACCGTGAGATGATCATGGATCTCTACAATGGCGCGACTGGTGGAACCGAAACTTGGGATTATGCTGGTGCCGCTGCTGGTGTTAGTGAGATTGATTGGATCAGAACAATCGTTACGGTCTTAAGCCGACTATCCAACAAAATCTACAAGCAATCGTTACGTGGAGCTGCTAACTTCATCGTTACATCTCCTGACGTTGCTTCGGTTTTTGAGCAATTGGGTACTCATGGTGATTTCCGATCTATTTTTGCTCCTGCCAATGCAGAGACATTTGTAGCTCCTGAGTCGCCACAGACCTTCGGTGTTCAGAAAATTGGTACGCTCCATCAGAAATGGATCGTTTACAAAGATCCATATTTCCCAAGCAACAAAATCCTCCTTGGATACAAAGGCTCTAGTTTCTTAGATGCTGGCTTTGTTTGGGCACCGTATGTACCGCTACAAATGACTGCTACTTTCTTAGATCCGCAAGATTTCTCATTCAGAAAAGGGATGAGAACACGCTATGCTAAGAAAATGGTCCGTAGCGAATTTTACGGAGTTGTTACCGTAAATAATCTGCCTGCTTAATATCAGGTAGATCGACTAATTCAGCGATAAAAGTTCTACGAGGCTAGGTTAGGGTTTCCTTAG